TTAGAGCGAGTGCTGTTTTATGTCCCACCCATGCCCCACCGCAAAACTTTGCGTAGCTCCTTCCAGTTTCACGAAGCCCCGCTTTACCGCCTCGCTGACTTCCATCATGATGCCCCTGCTTCAAAATCATAAAGTTTCGGTGCGCACCTGTTTTTTCTCCCTGCCCTATACTTTCAGTCTGACTGACTGGAGGTTTCTATGTGTGGACGTTTTGCACAAGCCCAAACCCGTGAAGAATACCTGGCTTACCTGGCCGACGAAGGCGATCGAGACATTGCATATGACCCTGAGCCAATTGGACGATACAACGTTGCTCCCGGTACCAAAGTTCTGCTGCTGAGCGAACGCGACGAGCATCTGCACCTCGATCCTGTGCTCTGGGGCTATGCCCCAGGATGGTGGGATAAAGCACCACTGATAAACGCCCGCGTTGAGACTGCGGCTACCAGCAGAATGTTCAAGCCTCTATGGCAACATGGCCGGGCGATCTGTTTTGCGGATGGGTGGTTTGAGTGGAAGAAGGAAGGCGACAAAAAACATCCCTACTTCATTCACCGCGCTGACGGCCAGCCCATATTCATGGCAGCGATCGGCAGCACGCCGTTCGAGCGTGGTGATGAAGCGGAAGGTTTTCTAATTGTGACGTCAGCAGCTGACAAAGGCCTGGTCGATATACATGACCGCCGACCGCTGGTTCTGTCGCCAGAAGCTGCAAGGGAATGGATGCGTCAGGACGTAGGCGGGAAAGAAGTTGAGGAAATAATTGCCGACGGCACAGTGGCCGCCGACAAGTTTATCTGGCACGCAGTGTCGCGTGCCGTTGGTAATCCAAAAAATCAGGGTGCTGAATTGATTGATAATATTCAGTGATATCCTGACAGATATTACCAGAGTTTTACGCTTCCATCTGGCTGCTTACCACCCACTGGAGACATGTCGTACACCTTATTTACACATTTTTGGATGCCGTCTTTAAGATGCTTTACCATTTTCTTGTCTGAATTATTCTGACCAAAATAATTCACAGTGGTAACGTTATTTTTCTTGTAAATTTCAGCTTCGCCATATTGCCCGGCGGAATAATTAATTTTATAACCCCAGAATTCTTCTTTATAGCGAGCTTTGATGAAAGGGTCGTAATCTGCAAAGACATCAGCAATGCATAATGCAACGCTTTTTGCATCGCTCTTAGTCGTATATACAGCGTCAGGAGTGCCATGTTTTGGAGGCTCTTGGATAATTGCACACCCAGATAAGGTAAGAACTGCTAATGCGAGAATAGGTTTTAACATATCAATTCCATTTAAGTATTTATAAGTGCCTGAATAAGATACTTTATTTTGACCATAATGTCCTGCATTTATTTAACAATTAATAAATCCTGGAAGCGGGTCGTATACCGCGGAGAAAGCATTTCTCGCTTCATCTGCCATTGTTGCTGAATTCCCTGCCCTGCAAAGTAGAGTGTGCCCTTTCCTCCTTTGGCATTGAGCTGGTCAAGGATCTGCATCAGCTGCGCGCTGTCTTCGCGCGGCGCGTTCTCATCGAACAAGTTGAGTTGAGCCACGCCATGGCTGAAAAAGTCACCCAGCATAATGCCGGCTTTCTGGTACCGGTGACCATCCTTCCATATTGCATCCAAGCAACGTGTGGCCGCATTGATTATGTCGCGGCTATCCTGCGTCGGGGTCAGCAGCTTCACGGATGCACTGTTGCCGTAATATGGTTCGTTCAGGGCAAATGGTGACGTTTTCACAAACGCCGATATGTACCGGCAATACTGATGCTCCCCGCGTAGCTTCTCGGCGCCGCGCGCGGCATAGCTGCAGATTGCCTGGCGCATCTGTTCGTATTCGGTCACGCGTTCGCCGAATGACCGGCTGCAGACGATTTCCTGCTTTGCCGGTGCAAACTCTTCCAGATCAAGACATGGCTCGCCGCGCAACTCACGGACCGTTCGCTCGAGTACCACGTTAAAGTGCTTCCTAATAATCCATGTGCTTTGTTCTGAGAGGTCCAGAGCCGTTTTAATGCCCATAGCGTTGAGCTTCTTACTGATGCGCCTGCCCACGCCCCACACATCCTCAACGGGGACCAGGGCAAGGAGTCGGCGCTGGCGATCGATATTGGACAGGTCCACTACCCCGCCCGTCTGGCGCTGCCATTTTTTGGCGGCGTGGTTTGCCAGCTTGGCGAGTGTTTTTGTCTGGGCAATGCCAACACCAACTGTAAGGTGTGTCCGCTTCAGAACGGTAGCGCGAATTTCTTTGCCGAACTCTGTAAGGTCCCGGCAGTTGCGAACGCCAGTCAGGTCACAAAAAGCTTCATCGATACTGTAGATTTCGACGCGAGGGCTCATTTCCTCCAGCGTCGTCATTACCCGGTTCGACATGTCAGCGTAAAGCTCGTAATTGCTACTGAAGCAAACAACTCCAGCGCGCCGGAATAGGTCCTTTTGCTTGAAGAATGGCTCCCCCATTGTAATTCCAGCGGCTTTGGCCTCGGCGCTGCGTGCGATTACACAGCCATCGTTATTCGAGAGAACGACAACTGGGCGCCCTCTCAGATCTGGCCTGAACACCGTCTCGCATGATGCGTAGAACGAATTCACATCACAGAGCGCAAACATATTCAGCTCGCAGATTTAACGATGAAAGTCACGACGCCGAACACGTCGAGAGTGTCCTCGCTACCGACAATAATCGGCGAGTAAGCGCTGTTCATGGGAATCAGTTGAACGGTTGGGCGTAACTGCAGACGCTTAACAGTGAACTCTCCATCTACCGCGGCGATTACGATATCTCCATGCTCAGCTGTGCGCGAGCTATCTACCACCAGCAGATCGCCGTCGCTGATCCCGGCCTCAATCATTGAGTCGCCGGCCGCCTTAACGAAATACGTCGAACTGGGATGGGACACTAGCAACTCATTGAGATCGATGCGCTGCTCAACGTAATCAGCAGCCGGGCTGGGGAACCCGCATTGCACCAAATCGCTGAACAGCGGGATAGCAATAATTTCGCGTAATTCTGCCGGTCTGAAGAACTCCATGATGCATACCTCTGATACTGTTTTTATATACAGTAGTTTTAACCGAGATACTGATCAAGATGGCCGTTTGTTCCTGAGTGGCTACTTCCTGGCCGCTTCGTTTCTAACCCTGTAACGCTATTGGTTTTTTGGTATTTGTAAATTTCCGGAGAAAAAGTGCTGATTGCTCACTTTGAATACTACATGAAGGGATTTTCGTCTGTGTACACCCGGTGAATGGTATGGGTAACTACACCAACCAGGCGAACGTCATCCAGCGCATCTCCTTCGATGGCTTCGCCATCATCCGTGATAAGCGCGCTACCCGCCCAATAGGCGTGCTGCTGGCGGCCGCAAAACCAGATCAGCAATGTATCTCCGCGATTGAATGACAATGCTTTATCAATGACATCAAAGCCTTCCTGCGTTTCAACGATACTTGCAGAAGGAGGAAGGGATGGCTCTGCGACCGCTACAAAGAGGGCGCAAATATCTACTGTTCCTGGCATGTTCACCTCACAACAACAACTGTTCATATATACAGCATTATTCTTTGATGATGAAGGTCAAGCGAAGCGAGTGAACGGTTTTATAAGTAGATGGATGTACTTTAAATTTTGTTGAAAACGCCCACCTGGGTGGGCGTTAAAGCAGACTACTTCACACCGATTCCGTTAAGCTTTCGGTATGTTATTGGAAGAATTGTCTTTGCTATCATGAGCACAGCAATTGATGAAACAAAGCTTATTATTAATTTCAGCATCGAATTGTTAGCAACATACTGACCAACATCATGCATGAGAATATAGAGTATTAACGGGTGTAAAAGATAAACACCTAGAGAATAATCCCTTCCAAGTTTTGAGAATATATTATCTTCGATCCTTGTATTCACACACAGGCTAAGAAGTGCAACACATACAGGAGTGGCAAAAAATGGGAATTGTCTTTCTATCATATCAGCATTATATGCTGAACCAAGAACATATACTTCACCGATCATCAGCGCGATACCAATAATGATGACAGAGACTGCAACTCTTTTTGATACTCGAATTAGCATACCGCTTTTTGCGAAGTAATGCCCAAGATAAACCAGTGAAAATGCTATCAGTGTTCTCAAAGCATAAAATATATAAATATCATAGTGTAGTGACTTAACAAGGTCGCCGTACCAGCATGCCAACAAAATCGCTATTGAAACAAACAAAGATACTTTAACACTTACGTTTTTTATAAAATAGTTTGTCAATACAACGCCAAGAATTAATGCATTTATAAACCACAAATGGAAGAAAGTTCCGCTATGAATGGTGTCGTTAGATACAACCTTGCCAATAATCTTCCATGCGTCTCCTTGCGTCATTCTATATAAAATAGGTATATATAAGACCGATGCCCAAAAAAGAATACTAACGAGCTTATTAATCTTTTTACCAATATCATCATGCGCAGAGGAGCCCATCAGATAGCCTGAGGCAAGAAAGAAGAAAGGTAGCGCCCATCTTGAGGATGCGCGGAACAACTCACCAAAATATTGTGGCATTTCTGGGTAATTACCCACGTGAACCACTATGATAAAGAAACAAGCAAGTAGCTTCGCTGCATCCAATGCATTGTTGCGCATTTTGTAATCACCAGATCAAGAATCGTCTGTTGATGCTACAAATCTTTGCTTATATTATCAAACGATAATCACATCCCTGTGACCTGTCCATCAAATGCTGCTGGTATATGTAGCCCCCGAGAAAAGGTTTTTCCATACCTTGGTTTGCACCAACACCCTTCCAGCCCCACAGGAAAGAGAGGTATTCAGGTTATGTACGCTCGCACCATCAACGGATGTGAGAAGATCAACGTTACATGGGATATTGTGAACACCTGGTGTTGTTTTAATTACACCACCAGAGTTTGCCCCAATAGTGTTAAATCCAGTCTCAATGCTACCAGACAACGTAATTGCTCCACCGCTTGCAAAGAATGCGGTCTGAGCGCCAGTGTCGTTAATGCGGCGACAGTTAGACATTCTTACCGTTAACGTCGAGCCAGTAACCTGGGCTATCCTGCCGTCACCATCGCACGTGTAATTTACTAAATTAAGCTCGGTACTCCCTGTCATTGCTGAAGTAATATGATTCCATCCACGCTGTCCGCGCACCTGCTTGATGTTAGTCCAGTTACCAACAGGTACAGTACATCCTGCAATCAGCCTTGCTATTTGTCCATTGTTAGTTGTTTGGAAAACAGCATTTATATCCTCCAGGTTCATAATGCCAATTGTTCCGCGATTGATAACTACTGCTGCGTTGGCATTATCAGGGAATATGATATTTCCATTTTTTATGGTGACCTTATCTACCGTAACGGTACCAGCATTATTGACACCAAAAATAGTTAGTGCATTTCTCGGAAGGTTTTCCAGTATAAGTGAATGAATCACAGAGCCAAATGTACCCGAGAATGCAACTGTTTGCTGTGTGTTATTTGATGAATAGACATTTTTAACGTGCATTTCGTCAATTTCAATACTGTATCCTGAGACACCGAATCCTCGGTCATCAACTTCAAGCGTATGATAAGCAGACCCTGGAATGGCATGGACATCTTCGATAGTAAGATTCCGTACCGTAGTTTTTGTCAGGTTCGTATCGCCCCAAACTCTGAATACAGAGTGAACAGTATCACCATATATGCCTGACACCTTGAATCTGACGAAATTTCCAGTTCCGTCACCAGTGATTTTAACTGCACATAATGCGCTTTCGCAGAATAACCCAGCAACATCAACGTTTGAAAAATCACCAGGCTCACTTATATTGTAATTTGCATAGTCACCAATAGTAAAAGCCAACATATCATCGCCAGTTTTACCCTTAAGGTTACGAATGTAGGCATGTCGGATTGGTGGCTGGCAGTGTAGGCCGTCGCTGATAGTGTCAAAATCAAGACCATCTGCAGTAAGATAGGTGATATTACATATCAGCCAAGCATATTTGTTGGCATTAATAACTTTAATACCACCACCAATTCTAAGCCTGATTATTCCTTTAAGTATTGACGCCATAGATCCAAGACCGACAACAGTCTGATTGGCTCCATTATAATCGATTGTTCCAGGACCCCAGATCTCGATATACGCATCTACGGCTGCACTATTTGCGTATGAATAGTTCTTGAAAACAGGTACATTTGATCCATTAGCAAGCTTGATTGTTACGCCTGGGCCAATCCACAAGCGGGTTCCGCTTCTAAGTACCCATGTTCTATCAGTGATATATGTACCCGGCTTCTCGAAACGAATATCCCCGCCCGCGGCAAACATAGCATCCAGACCGGAGCCAATGATGTTTGTGGTGCTTGGTTCAATACCATACATCTGAGGGGTGCGGTATTGAAGGGCAGAACCGACTGTACCAGCAGGATAGACAGATCCTACCGACAATCCAACCAACCCGGCACCACTTGTAGCCGCCAGCGCAGCACGCAGAGAAGCATCCCCTACTCCGATCCACGCTCCAGGCGCAATACCACCAGTGCTGGCTGGTGTTGAGTTGGCCGGAACAACTTTCGGTCCGGAAGCAAACGAACCAGTCCATTTGTAATATTCGCCGTCGGCAGTGTTCAACAGCACCTCATTTGGGTTGTTGATGGTCGCGCCAGTGGTGAATGTTTTCCCGGTAAGGATAACGTAGCCATAGGCGGCCATGGCCTGCTGTGACAAATAGTTGATGCCCTCAATGGTGTAATGATTCACGCCAAAGCGATCGGTATAGGTCCAGCCTTGAGAGGTAACAAACTCGTCAATTTTCCCTGCGTTGAACTTCAGGTCGCGAGGCGATTCACTCGGTACTGCATCTTGAGTTGGTTGCGTAGCCATATTGATTCCATTAAAAAACCCGGCGCGATGGCCGGGTTCGGTTGGTCGGGGACGGTTCTTATTGGTAGATGGCGTCGCTGTATTCCGCGACTGTCAGAGATACCGTGTTATCTGTGTTCGGCTTGATGCTGTTAACCGTCCATAGCTGACTGTCCAGCTCCTCCACTGTCGCGATGAGATAGCGCGACGGGAGCTGCACCGTATCTCCATTCCATATGTTGAGCTGAATGTTGGGTATTGCCGCGGTGAATCCGTATTTCGTGTCGCTGCGGGCTGTCGCCGGATAGCGCAACGTGGGATTACCCAGGCTGTCGGTCACCAGCACATACATCGAACCAGTAAACGTGATCGGCTCGCTGGTATCGAAGTTATTCCCGGCACGACCGGTGATGTATCCCTGTTGCTGGTTACTGTCGTAGATGTCAGGCATCTGAATGACGCTGCCTACCTGGATAATGCCGTCCTCAAACACTTTGGCGTTCATCTTCACCCTGGAGTAGATCAGGCGTTTAGTTTCGCGCAGCGCGCGCTCCCGCGCCTGGTACTCGTTGCGAAAGCCGACAATCTCAAGCTTGTTCGGGTTCTCCGCTTCCTGCTCGACGATAGCGCCGTTCAGTACGCGGTAGTTGATGTACGTCTTGTTGTTCGTGGTTGGGTGAACATAGGACACCTGCACGCCGTCGTATCCGCCTGGAAGAGTGGCTTCATACGTCATTTTGTACTCCTCCGTCTTCATGTTGGCCCGGTTGAATACGGCCGCCGGGTAATCAACTTTCTGATCCCGGGTGAACGTCAGCACGCCGTCATCCCAGTACGCCACCACTGAAGCCGCATTACAGATCGCCTGCACGCGGTCACCGAGAGAGTCATTCTCATCGTCAAACGTGTAGTCGAAGTAACCCAGACGCTCGTCAGGCAGGCTTTCGGCGATTGAGTACAGCCCGTACAGGTCAATGCTGCTTACCGGCTGCTCGCCCATAATGAGCCAGGTATGCGCCACCGCATCAGCGAACGAGCGCGACGGACGCAGCGTGTAATCCACCGTCTGTGTGTCCAGGTCGTATGTGATGGTGTGGCGGGTCACCAGCGCGTTATATTTGCGCTCACGGCTGCCCAGGGCGTTCTCTGTCGCCCTCACCTTCACTCGTACCAGGGTGTCTGTCTGGTGAACGACATTCGTCCGGATGTTGATGCTGTGGATCTCTTCAACCTTCAGAAGGCTGGCATCGCTGGAGTTATCTGTGCGCTGGAAGCTGACGGCGTATTTCCCGAAGCCGCCGGTCGGCGTGATTTTGTCAGTGCGGTAGAACACCTCACTTGTGGAATCATGCGGAGTCGTCTGCCGGTATGTGAAAGTCTGCTGCGTACCAGGAACCTGGTTGTAGTCGTCGTCGATCTTCCAGATGACAACTTTCCAGTTGGTCTCCTTCTTTGGTCCAAGGCTGGATTGAGTGTGCAGCCATAGCTGCGTCGACTCGACCGGGGAGAAGAACGGGCCGACCACCAGCACCTCGTTATCGTTCAGGATGAATTTTATGGTGTTGATCGTGGCATTCGCCGGGATGTCCTGCGGGCCTTCGAGCTGGTTCATCGTAAACGTGTACCAGCGCACCGGGTTAACCACGGCACCGTCGTTCGTTTCAACGGCGGAGATCAGCGTGCCGGAGAATGTCGCATCGGTAGTAACGCTGCCTGATGCTGTGCCGTACGTCACGTTGATGGTGAAAGTCACTGCATGCGGCAGCACCAGCCCCATAAAGTAATCGAACTCGGCCTGCTTAATGATTTTCATCGCAATCTGGCCGCCGGAATACGTTCCGCTGACAACTGTGTTAGCCGTCGCTGTCTCCACAGGAAAGTCGCTGGCCTCGTTCTGCCCGGGAACCTCTTGCCCGTCAACGTCATCAAAGCCATATCCCTCGACGATCTGGGGGATGACAACACCAGGCGGATAGAACTGGAATTCTGCACCGGCCAGAGAGCCAAGGCTTGATTCTGAGTAGCGCACAGACTCGTAATCGTATTTGCCGATCCCGATGCACATCCACTCTGTAACGTACTTTAGTCCTCCGTCTGTAGACGTCTGGTGAACGTACTCGAATACCGATTCTTGGATCAGGTCCGGGAAAGAGCGAATCTGTCCGTAGATGTCCGGTTTGGCCTTGTAAACGCGCGCGGTGTTTGTCTGACCGGTCAGGCTATTGTTGGGCGAGTCGACAGAATTTCCACCGGTGTTTGCGATGGCCGGCTTCGGTGCCAGGAAAGAAAATACCTGACCAACCACTTTGAAGATCGGGCTGAGGATGTCGCCGACAATACCCTTCGGCTGGTCGAAAATCTGAACGTGGTCCAGCTCGCTCAGTTCAAACGCCAGCTCGTCATCGTCGCCCAACTTTACGCCGTTGCGGACGATCAGCAGATCGCGGTGAAAGGTAGCGTCATTGGCCACCAGCCAGTCATAAAAAAGGGTGCCGTTTGGCACCCTGCAACGCAGCTTAGGCGTTCCTGGAAAGTTCGATATCTCAACCAGCGCCATATTCGAAAAACTCCACTTTGGTGAATGCCCGCTGAATGACCAGCAACGAGTCCATGCGTACGCTTCCGTTCTCTCCGCGCGAGTGCAGCGCATGTCTGTTAAGCACCAGGCCAACGTGTGCCGGTTGCGCGCCGCGGTAGCCGACAAATATCCCGCCTTCGACCGGCTTATCGACCTGGCGCCAGAAAACAACATCACCCTGATAGCAGGTGAAGAAGTCCTCACCGGCTTCGTAGTCCGGTGTCTGGTGCAGTTCAATTCCGAGAACGTGCCGGTAATACAATACGCACAAGCCCCAGCAGTCGACTTTCTCGAACGAACAGGCCCGGTTAGCCCACGGCACGCCGATCACATTCCGAACAAAATCAGAGGTACTGAAGTCCCGTGTATTCGACTGGATCATAAAGGCGACCAATGTTGTTGTTCAGAGGGTTGGTGACAGAAAGGGTTACCGATGCGGCATCAGCGTCGATGTCCACCGTCTTGACGTATAACTGCCAGGACTTAATCGGCACCGACACATCGCCGCTGTCGAAGATCTGCCGCGTGGCCGTGATGGCCGTCAGTCGGGCCGTTCCCTTCCACTGCTTCATCAGCGCTTTGATATCCGACGACAGCCGCCCAAGCTTCACCGTCGCGTCTATCACCGGCGTGCCGCTCTGCTGACTCTCTTCGATTTCAAAGCGCGCTGGCGTGTACGTCTGGCCGCCAAGGGTCTTCGGGAAGAACTGCTTATCGACCAGGCGCACATAGCCAAAGGATGGATGGTAGAACGTGATGGTGTCGTACAGACCGCGCGTCGGGCGCTGCTGTTTATACTCCCTGAAGCTCGGCATTACGGCATCCTCGGTAGTGATTCCGGATCGCGCCCATCCGGATAACCAGTGACAACGATATCCAGCCACGAATCCCACGGCGGCGGCAGCTCAACAATGATGTCGTCGAATTCGTCGTCGGCGTTGTAGAGGTGGTTCGCAATAACGGTCCCCGTCCATGTCACCACCCCTCCGTCGATGCTGGTTTGCACCGGCATCTGAGTGAAGTGAAGCTGCTGCAGCTGCAGGTCACTACCGCCCAGATTGATATTCATCCTGAACCAGTTAAGGCCCCGGTTGAGATAGTTCGGGCTGCGCAGCCATTGCTGGAACGCGCGCTCCTGGTCCAGCGTGAAAATCCATGTCAGTGACCAGGTTGCTTTCAGGTCGTCAGTAAGGCTCTGGAAGATAGCTGGGCCGACCGCTGGCTGATCGGTCTGGAACCCGGTATCGAGCGTCATGTTTTTGCTTGCCTTCTGCGCCAGTGGCAGCCAGTCGGGATAGTCGATAATTGGCATCAGCCCTGCCCCCTTGGCGTACGTTTAACGTTCAAATTGCTGGTAATGGCTTGGCTTGCTGGTCCACCATTATTCATGTCAGCGATGAATGCATCGATGGTCCATGTACCGTCACTGCCTTGCGTAGCCTGAGCATCGACCGACGCTGAAGAGTAATTGTTGATATTCAAAATCACCCCGCCACCGCCACCAGCAGTCATCTCCTTGTTGCTAATCACCCTGCCGTTGTCGCCCGGTATCATGTACTGCTTACCGGTACTGGCTTGATAGATCTCAGGCATGCCACCTTCGCCGACCTGGTACATTCCGCCCGCCGAGACAGGTCCGCCGTTCTTACGCTTACCAGACAGCGCCAGGATGCCAGCCATAGCACCGATACCGATCGCCACCGCCCCACCGAATGAGGCAATCGACGACATTATGGCGGCCGGAGTCCATGCTGCAGTTGTGGCCGCCGCCGCTGCGGTAGACGTCGCCGTGGTAGTGGCAATGCCTGCCGCCTGAGCAGTGGTCGATGCTGCAACTGCAGCAGTGGTGGCCGTCTGCCCCATGATGGCTGACTTCACCCACTCAACGCCCATCTGAACGAAGGTATTGATGAGGCTGTTAAGTACGGTATTCCCGATCGAGCGCAGGGCATCAGAAGCTGACATGCTCCCGGTTATGATGCCGGTCAAGGCATTTGACGCATTACCGGCCAGCGCATCAAAGGACGCCGCCAGCGCTTCATTGCCTGCGCTCTGGTTGCGGAAGATCTCCCACTGTGCAGCGATGCGAGCCTGCTCGTACTCCCTGTCAGCTGTAGCGCGCAGCATGAGCGCGTTCTGATGAGTAATAAGCCCCTGCTGCTCGAATGCCTGGATGAGCGCTAGCTTGCGAGTGTTCTCGTTAGCCAGTTGCTGAACAGGGTCAACTCCACCGACTGCATCCTGCTGTGGGGTCACAGCCTGCTGGGCGCGGATTTTTGCGAGGTTTGCCTGGTGAGTTTCCTCCAGTCGCTCGGAAGTCTGATTGAACTGCTCCCGACTGATTTTCTTCGCAGCCAGAGCGGTATTCAGATCCTCAACATCCTGCTTATAGCTGGCGTTTTCTCGCGCTTCTGGCAGGAGCTTCTCGGCTGCCGCCTGCGCCTTAATGGCATTGGCCGTGTCCCATTTTTTGGCCGCATACTGACCGGCAAGTGCTATCTGCTCTTTGGTGGCACCTTTCCCGAGCGACTGCTGCGCATTCAGGATCGCCTGCTCACGGCTCAGCTTATTAGTTGAGTCGGCGGCAAGTTCTGATTGCTGTTTCAGGTTCGCCAGCTTCTGTGCAATAGACTCTGCCTGAGATGCTCCTTTCTTATGCTGCGACTGGAGATCTTTTTGCGCCTGCGTATTTTTGTACGTGGCGGCGGCGTCATCCTGCATCTGCTTAGCATGCGGATCATCCTTCGCAAATCCGGCATCTTCGGCAGCGTATTGCGCCTGCAGCCGCGCGCGGGCCTCTCCCTGCAATTTCGAGAGTGCCAAATTGCGCTCGGACTGTTTGATTAGGTTCTTCTGGCCAGAAGTAAGGTTGTCGACCTCTTTTTTCATCCCGGACAGATTGATTTGAGCCTCTCCAGCGACTCGAACGAGCTCTGTGAGCGGACCAAGGAACGTCCTGATGGCATCTGCGCCTGACTTTGTTGAACTCTCCGTGTTCTGGAGCTCAAGGACCAGCCTTTGCAGCGCTTCAGGGGTAGGATTATTCGCCACATCGGATAGCTGCTTGCTTAGCTCGAATGCCCGCTGTTCCGATACGCCAAATTTATCCGCAAGTGTGGTAACAGTGTTCTGAATCGCGTTAGCGTTAACGGTGAATTTCGCCCCGGCGTTCCTTGCCTGCTCCATTGCTGCAGAGTAGGTATCAGCTGTTACACCGACTGTCGAAAGGTTTTTGTTAAATTCATCAATCGACGCAATTCCACCAACGAAAGAGGTTCTCAACTTGTCGGTAAAGCCAACGATGGAGCTGGAGGCGTCGTTGATTGATTTAGGGATCTTCGCTATGGCAGCGTTGTACTCAATCATTGCCTGATTTCTCAGGATGGTTGCTGCCTCTGCGTTGGTTCTTGCCAGGTTGGCGTACTTATCTGATAGTGCGGCCACACCATTCTGAGAGATGGTGATCACCTTATCCATCGCTTCAGCTGCGTCTTTCAGTGCGTCCATGGCGTTTTTACCGCCATTCAGCGAAGTAATCAGCACGCCAGCCAGCACAGAGCTAAGCGCTATTATGGCGCCAACGACTGCACCACCAGGACCGAATGCGCCAGCGAGTTGCGAACCCTGCTGAGCAAAGGCCACCAGCGCAGACTGGCCGCCCTGTACCTGTACTATGAAGTCCTGAACCTGATACCCGGCCTGCTGCATACTGGTTTTCCAGTTGCCAGTGCCCTTTGCGCCATTTTCAACGCCAGTCTTCATCTCATACAGGCGACCAGTAAGCTCGCCGATCTTCTGCTTTTCTTCGTCGGTGGCTTTCGACCCTGCACGCAACTGTGCAGCCAGGACTGCGGCACTGCGCGCGCCATTCTCTTGCGCCTCGTCAAGCACCGCCAGCTGGTTGCCAAGCGCCTCGATGATGGATTCTGCACGGCTGAATTCGCTGCTCGCACCGCCGGTACCGCTGCGGGCCTCTTCCATTGCGCGGGCAATTCCGCTCACGTTGGTGTTCAGCTTGCGCAGCTGGTTGTCCATGGAGTTGGCATAACCAGCCAGCTCAGTAAACGCGGTTCCGGTTTGTGACGTACTCTGGTCGAGGTTATCCATTCCCTTGCCGGACTGCTGGGCTGCAGCATCCAGTTTATCCAGGGCATCAATGGCCTGTTTCCCGCCCTGCAGCAGCGGCTCAACGTCGGCACTGATCTCATAAACGATGCTACCGGCGTTCTTTTCACCTGCCATGTCATTCTCCAAATAGTGCTGACGATGGTATTTCGCTGAATCTTAAGGCACATCACAATAGAGAAGTAATGAACGTGCTGAAATGATTGCTGTTTTTAAAACAATGGAGGATTTATGCCGTTACCAATGAATATTAGTGATATAGCAAGAACTGGAGTTCATTTAGAAATTACTGCTGATTGTCCAATTCCAATGAATATTTCTGACTTAATAAGAACCGTAGCTAATGCCGGTGGTCACATTAAAATCGACGTTAGGGGCAGAGTACCAATGAACGTCAGTGATTTAGCTCGGATTGGTAGAGAGCATTTAACGTTGGTTTTCTAAAATAGAGCCCAATTTATTGGGCTTTCTTTCTACGTGCAGCCTGTTTTGCCAGGTATTCGTCGGCGATGCTGTCGTACTCATCGCGAGTGAAGCCTTTCTGGTCAGGGTATTTCGCCGCCAGCAGCATCTGGAATTCGGTCATCGTTAACTGAGAGGCTTCGGCGCGGTTCATTTCAAAGTGGCTGCGTGCGGCATTGATGTAGTCGAAGGCTTTAAACTCAGTAGTTCTTTCGCCTGTTTCATGGCGCTGCAGCTGGCGAACCTTTGCCTTTCCGACGACGCCGTGCTGCATGAGGTGCTGCGCCAGCACGATAATGTCGTTCTTCGGCATCTGGCCCGGGCGGTAGACGACGCAATGCCGCCACCCCTTCCACTCTCCGATCATCGGCGTCAGGTCCTCTTCACAACACGCCTGCAGCACAAGCATGCACGTTGATAACAGCTTCTCGGCAGCGCGGTTGAATGATGGGGCCAGCCAGGCAGGAAAACGCCCCAACGTGCCAGCGCACACCTCAATGAGTTGAGCGACGTCATTTCCGTGGATGATGGCATATGCCTGCACAATCTCTTCCGGGCTGCCGATCCTGGTCATAGCCTCGAATGAAGGTCGTAGCAGGTAATCTTTCCCACCCTCTCGGCTGTCGCTGATAGAGATTTCACCAATATCGGTTAAAGCGGTCATAGGCCTTCCAGTAAACGGACATTATCAAGGGCAGCACGCCGCCCTTTGGAATATCCGTTAGGTAACGGTAACCGTATGCACGGCCACAAAGTTGCCGTCTTCGGTGTTGATGATGATCTGCGCGCTGCCGGTGGCGACACGTGTCACGGTAACGGTGTTGCCAGAGGCGGTAGCCGTTGCTTTGGTCGCGTCGGTTGTCGCTACAGTGAAGTCTTTGTTGGTTGCGCCGGTTGGTGCGATATTCACCGTGAAGGTGCTGGTGCCGCCAGCTGTGCCGGTGCTGGTTGTCGGGGTTACCGTTACGCCAGTCACTGCTACCGAGTTGTTTTCATTAACCTCGATAGTGCTTGCGTCACCAACCTTAAACTCAGTGGTGAACGGGGTGATATCGTTCGTCCCGCCACTTGAGTTGAGGGCGGTAATATTCATGTAACCGATAAATTCTACCGGGCCATAGTTCAGTCGAACCCAGATACCAGGCTGGCGACGGGCAGCTACTTCGGTATGGAAATACTTAGTGAAGCGACCGAAGCCATACTGATCAAGCTTATCCTTAACCCTGACCTCACCATCAAATGAGATTGTGAAGTCGCTATTGGTGACGATAGTTTCTACGTAACCACCGCCATCATCTGCATCACTGGTAGTGGTATTGGGGTTGAAGTCAAACCCTTTAGTTGTACCAGCAGCCAGCGCCATCCACTCACCTTCGAGTGGTTTGACGTCCGGGCAGCCATCGGCGACTTCCAGCACGACCGCACCGCCGAACAGGCGCTCGTTCGAGTTCTGGCAATTAGCCATGTGAAACTCCTCTTTGACGTATAAAAGAAAACCCGCCGGAGCGGGTTATTTGGTTGGGATGGCTATTCGCCGTAAGTGCAGGCGAACTGGAGTCGGAAGACTATTCGCCCTTCTTCTGTGAGCACCGGCGCAGGGATTGCGCCCATGTTCTGTATGTAGCCGACACACTCGTCAGCCATGGGGTTGGCCTGGACGTAATCGACGATGCGCTTCACGGCGTTAAGCGCGTCTTTTCGCTTATCTTTCGCCCCGACGACGTCTACGAGGACGTGGTATTCGGATCCGAGGTCAGTGCGGATATTCGAGCCGCCGTTTGGCCTGAACACCATGATCGCCTTCGACAGGTCGCCGGGGTCGTCGTACATCAACTGCTGCACCGTGAATCCAGCAGTTAACCCTGCATCGCCGAACATGTTGCGCACCCGCTCGTGCATCATGGGTGTCATAACGAAAGCTCCTTGCGCATTACTGCATCAACGCTATCGCGCTCATCGTTCGCGCCTTTGGTCAGGAATTGCGGTTCTCCATGAGGATCCCAGTAACTCCCCTTTTCAGTGCCGCCGCCGAATTGCTTCCCGGAACGGGTTGTACCGAAATGCGCGCGTGGCTGACCTTTCAATTTGCCGGGCATTTCGTGAACGTAGGCAGCATAATTTGCCGAATAGCCGATACGCCCGGTAATGAGTACGCCACCAGTATCGATTTCGCGAAACTGGCTGTTAATCAGCGTGGAAGTGTCGATCGGGGTGTAATAGGCCGCCCTGGCACCGATAAGAATCATCGCCGACTGCAACGCGCGGATTACCTTGCGGCCCTTAACGTCGTTGATGACATCGTTCAGGTGTTTCTTGGCCTGGCTGATGCCCTTCACTTTGATGCCCATGGCTTTCTCCAGGCAATAAAAAACCCCGCCTGAGCGAGGTTTGGTGTCATTTAAAGTTGAATCAAAAAGGGAGCATTGCGCGGATTTCGGTGTGCCAGTTATGAAAGGCAGGTAGGTCATCTAATAACCAGAATCCAAATCCAATCATCACAACGCCAATAATCATTTGAGCAATAACGCTGAACCAGTATTCAATAGGTTTGCTGTCTTTATGGATGTACTCCTTTCGCGTCGTCCCCTTAAATGTCTTTGTGTAGACACCTCGTCGCAAAAAGATAATCGACTGAACAAACGCAAAGGGGCCGGTCAGGAAAATTCCACATACCGCAAGCCAATATTGAAAGCCCATCACCTGTCATTCCAGTTAATGTTTTGGGCCATTATTGCACAGGTTTATCAGATTCCAGTCAGGATGGCGTAATCATCCGTCACCCGCTCGAACGTGTCAGCGTAGCGGATAACCTGCCTTACCTCATCGGCACCGGCCACAATCGGGTCGGCTTCGGTCGATATACCAATCAGCAGGTAATCCCCTGCTTCCGCCAGCGCGAACTCAGTCCAGACAGTGTTCTTAACGACGATTTCAGCACCCAGGCTGGCTAACCTCTTGCTGAGTCCGCCCTCGTAGTCGCAGAGGATTGGCTCAGGCTCGGCATAGCCCAGCGGGTCACCGTATTCGTCATTGCCTTCCAGCTTTCGCCAGATGGTCGCTGTGGCTGTGTATGACCAGTTAGCTACCGATGACATCAGCCCTCCTTCCAGCGCAGAACCTTCGCGCCAGTCGCCCGGATGCGCGGGCAGTTAATGAACCACTCGCCGTCCGTTTTCACGTAGCCGGTAGTCTCCCGCCCGGTGTCGGTCATCACCCAGACGCGGACGAATGAACGCGGCAGGCCGTGCTTAACTGATTTGTACGTCATCAGCAGCCCCCGACCACCATGAACAGGCCGACGCTGTTACCGGCGCTGATCGGCAGCTCTCCGGTGCAGCCGCTGGTATCGAGACGGGCCAGAGAGTCGCGCAGCCAGGTAATGCTGTCGTCGCCATATTCAAACGAGCGTGACGCGCCAGACGGCGCACCCTGAGATTTGATTCGGCGCGCTCCGGACGACGTAGCCATAAGCGCGGCGGCATACATCAGGATCAGCTTCGCGGTGCACTCGTCATAACCCGCGCCATCCAGGCACGGGATAATCTTGTTCACCACGCAGAGAATCGGCTCCAGCAGCGCGCCCGGGATGGAGTAACCCAATTCACCGAGGAACGCCTGCACGTCTGCCGCTGTGATTGGGTCAGCCATGGTTATTTCGCCTTCTTGATAGCTTCTGCCAGTGCGGTTTCGGCCTCATCAGCACGTTTTGTTTCTGCTGCCAGCGCGTCGGCGTGAGCCTTGTCTTTTGCTTCACCATCGGCGATTAGCTTTTGGTTCTGCTCCAGCGCGTCGGCGAGTTGCTTTTGCAGGCCAGAAAGGTCTGCCGCCTGCGCGGACGGAGTTGCCACTTCGAAGGAAAGCTTCTCGCCTTTCTTCTTGTCAGTGTCCTTTGCTTTGCCAGACGCCTTCCAGCGCGCTGCTGTTGCATCGTCCACTTCTACGATCGCACCAACCTCCAGTTTGCGGAGGTTGGCACCGGCGAAGACGTTACCTGCTGTGATTTCTACCAGTGCCATTCAATTTCTCCTTAGCTGCTCGCGAAGAGCACGCCATGTTTGAGGTTGATATCCTGCTTGACCATCAGGCCCATAGCGCCCCAGGTGCGCCAGATGTAGTCGCTGTTATAGAACTGACGAGGGTCAGCAACAGTGCCCACAGCCTGACCAGTGATCGGAGCGATAACGCCGGCAGTCAGAGGAACCACCAAAATCTGGTTACCTGTGAGTTCGGCGTCTTCTTTCACTGCGGAAATGCCGGACAGCTTCAGGATTTCCTGCAGGATGGTGCCGGACTGGTAATTGTCGCTGAAATAGCGCTCCCAGTTGGACATGATCTCGCTGGATACGTACCAGGTCTGCGGCGCGTACTGGTTATTGGTGATCTTCATGGTGTCACGCAGCGCGATCGCACCGTTTCGGTTCTGTTCTGCGGTTGTGGTGCGGCTGGAGAAGTCGATGTTCAGTCCAGATGCGCCCAAATCAACCTGGCCGACGCGTTCATCGTTCTTGAGGCCTTTCCACGTTTTGCCATCGAAGGTAACGAAGTTGCCTTCCGAGTCGCGGAAACCGTTGAACATGTAATCCACGATTTTACGGCGCACATCATCAACAGAACCGCGCTGCGCATCGGCAAGTGATGCCAGTGCTGAACCTTTGTTGAAGATTGGATCACGCCAGTGGAACTTGAAGCCGCTGTCGTGCACCGGAACCATGGTGCCGTCAAAGCTGTACGCGCGAGCATCCAGCGCCGCACCGATCTGGCCGGACATGGAAGTGTGTGCCCAGCCACGACCGCCGGTACGTGCATATTCATACACTGACTCTTCCAGGCGGACAGAGCGTGACAATGGCATCAGGTCGTTGAACAGGGTGAATTCGGTGTTCGGCTCGAACTGTGCCAGCACTGTCTGATCGTACGCACGGTACATGCGGCGGATGTCATCAACCGCGTTCACCGCGTCCAGGTGTCCGTTTTCACCGAAGCGAGCACGGGCAATGAAGTCAGCGACAGACTGCGCACTCATGTTGCGCGCCATCTCCAGCTCGCGGAACTGCGCCTGGTTGACTTCGAGGTTACCGGTGCGTTCACCGATAGAGCGAGAAAATACAAGCATTAAGGTGCTCCTTACTTGATAACGACGCGCAGCAGATCGCCTGCAGCAACGGTGTACGCCGTGTCTTCTTCGACATATGCGCGAATGGACTCGCCTGTGGCATGAGCTTTAACCTGGCCGTTTGCGATGGATAATGGCTGCCCTTTTTTGTAGGTGCCTGCCGCAGCGCGCACGTTAAGGAACATGCCCGGCATCGGATGGATGCCAACCACCAACTCATTCACAGGGATTGAGTCGTCAACCGTCTGGCAGCGCAGATAATCAAAGTCAGCTACATAGAGGATCGCCTCTTCGTTGCCATCAACCGAGGCCGTGAACTTCGCAGCAGAGAAAAAGCCAACAGTACCAGGCTTGGTGGCGGCAGCCGCGGCACCTTCACGGTTAAGCAGCGGATTAGGGAATACGCCACCGGCGTGAATTACGTGTTTTCCGTCTTTAGCCATTTTTTACTCCGGCATTTCGCTGACTGATTGGGTGTTGGTAGCCTGGTTGCGGAATGCACCGTTCAGGCCGAAAGAGGTCTGGCACTTGGCGTACATAGCGTCGAGCGCCTTACCGTCCAGATCCGCGACTTCTTCATCGCTCATGTTCATCGCCAGCTTCACAGCTGCGCGCTTTTCGCCTTTCTCTTTGTCAGAGTTGGCATTGATCTGGCAGTTAAGTGCGGTGACCTGCTCAGTAAGGACTTTCGCCCACGCTGGCATCTCTTCGCTGTTGTTAGCTTGCTCTTTAGCCTTCTTGTCATCCGCTTCTTTCTTCTCACGTGCGGACTTCTCTTCAGGCGTTTCTTCTTTGCTCTCGGCGTTTTTTGCCAGCATCTGGTTATATGCGTCCATCAGTTCGGCATCGGTTTTACCGTCAACCGATTTACCTTTGGCCTTCAGCGCATTAACGATGAGCTCTTTCATCGGGTCTGTTTCCTTCTGGGTTGAATCGCTGTTGGCGCCGAAAAACGCCTTTAGCTGGTTGAAAAATGTTTTGAACGCGGGGTCTTGCTGGTCTGGGGTGGTAGAATCTTCGAGATTGACGACCTCGATTTCGACTTCATCACCCTCAGCGTTAACGAAGATGCCCACCCCATCCTCCGGCGTTCCTGCGCCCGGCTCATCGAGCAGCACCGCCACATGGTCAAACATCATGTTGGTGGCGATCTCGTTGTACTTTTTGCCCTTCGATTCGCCGTTGGCGGCGATGCCGGAATACAGCAGGCCGGTGGAAATGTGAATCGGGTCGGAGTTGGTGCCAGCCAGCATCTCGTCCAGGCGGTTAATCAGGCGCTTGCCCTTCTCGCTGGATTCGGCGTACTGGCGGTTAACGTACATATCTCCCGTCACCTTCCCGTCTTTGTGGTTGACGTTCTGTAGCCAGGCCCCGACGTGATACTCGTTCACCGCCCGGACATCCCGCGCCGAAACGTGCTTGCCGTCCACTTTCGGGTGGCCCAGCGGCATCGGGTTACGCTCGAGCGTGTTGTAGGCCTTTTCGATTTCTGCTGCCGGGTACAACTTCCGGTTCATCACGATATCGTCCACGACAGGCGTGATGCCGCGAACCACGATATGTGGCTTGCCGTCGATGGTTTCAGTGGTGATGTTTGAAGCGGAGTTGACGACGGTCAGCACGTTAACGCGGTTGCGTTTCATGCTGGGTCCTCATTGGTGGATTTCAGGCAATAAAAAAGGTCGCCTTAGCGACCATTTTTAAAGGATATCATGGAATTTATTGGGATACTCAACTCGCTCCCATATTGATGAAAAGTAATCTCGATACTCTTCGTCATCACGAGCATCACCACTACCACACCAGTAGTAGATTGAGTTTTCCCTTATGATGTTCATCACATCAGTCTCAAGTTTTGACGCAAATGACTCATTTGGAACTATAACGCTCACTGCCTCTAAAAGGTCTAGATAATCTGTTCGCAATCGCCATTCTCTTTCCCATGTATAATCCAAACCATACGGCCAGCTAGTTGTAATTGTCGTGGGTAGATGTGGAGCGAAGCGCCATTTCAAACTTGATGGCAATTCATCCTTATCTTCATAAGAACCGTAAATTACTGGCCTGCCACCATATTCATACATGTTTTTTTTAACAAATTTGAAGCCAAACGGCTGATATCTTGATTGATCCCACTCACTAAAATATTCTGGAGATTCAGTAAAGCAGATGGCTTCTACATCGGCGGTCATTCTCGCGCTTCCCGGCTTGAGAAATCCATCTCGAAGGATATTCAAAAAGATTTTGTAAGCAACCTCATAATTATGTTCCTTATCTCCTTTCTTATACGGGTTGGCTCTTACCCAATGATAAAGATACCCTGTACTGTCTATTCGCTGATTTCGCATAGTTCACCAAAACATGATATTTGATGAGAATTTATAACACTGATTGCCTCAAGGGTAACTATGGATATTTACTTTGATTTCCATTGCTTTCGCTCTTTCACCAACTTATCCATGAGCCCTTCATTGAAGATACTTCCGTCGTCGTTGAGCAACGCCGGAGTCTGGCTGCAGTAGCAGTTGTACCGATTACCGTTCTCGGCGTAGAAGTCCCGCACCTCTTCGGTAGTGTAGACCTTGCCGTGTCGACTGGCGTGCCAGGTTCGCGTCGTAGGCTTGAGCGCTGACAGCCAAAGCAGGCCGGTATTCAACCCCAGCCTGTCGGCAGCCCAGTCAGTTTCATTCCACTGCGCCTGCCGCAGCGCGCCGACCTGCTCGGTCTGAGCGATGGTCTTGGCCTTCGACATCGACACATCGAGGCGCTTGCTGATGACGCTGGCCGTTTCGCGAGGATTCACGCCGCGCGCTACCGCATCGGTGATGATGTTGGTCAGGTCGCTGCGGGCGGTGTCGCTGATGACCTTCCAGTCACTGAACGTTGTCAGCCTGGCCGCCGATATCTGGTTCAGATAGCCGGGGCTGCTTAAAAGCTGCTGTAGCGTTGTCTGGCTGGCGTACACCTGTGACTGCTGCGAGAGGTTATTGAAGGCCTCCAGCGTGCCGCGCTGTGCCTCTGCGACGACGTAATCCATCGCCCAGAGATTTTGCTCGCCACCTTCCAGCAGATAATCGTCGAGAATTGACTGCACCGCTTCGAGGAGGTCGGCCAGCTCCTGCGCCGACATGTCGTAGATGAACTTACCAGCGTTGACCTGGTAAAGCCGCATGTCCTCGCCGTGGTCGTGGCAGAGGAAGTGCCAGTTATGGCTATTTGCCTCTCGCTCACGACCGGTCCGGCGCTCGTCGAACAGAGCTTTCAGCGCAACCTTAATCGCGTAATACCGAGCCTCAATGTCGCGCTCCATCCTGCTGACGGACTTACGCGACATCGTGGGATCAACTTTCGACCGTGGTATTACCGGACTTTTCGGCTTCTGATTCTGGGTCGGCCAGTGGATCAGGCTTTGGCTTGTTGCCATCTGGTGGCACCTCATCATCAAGTTCAGGCAGGGCTTGCAGTTCGCCCGCCGCGCGAATCTCATTTTCTGTGATAGCTGAGCGTCCAAAGGCGTTCGTGGACTTCACGGCTACGTCGGCGAGCTTGTCCATATTGGCAATCTTCTCTGCCTGGCTCGGCGCCAGCAGATCAGACCATCCGACGGTAATTTCCTCACCTACCGCTGGAGGGATAAAGCCAAACTTCCAGAATCGGGTAACGATGTCCGTTATAAGGTCTGTCAGGAATCCTGTTCGCCTGCTCATTCTGGTCTTGGCCCAGTCCTTCGCATCCTCGGTACTGGCCCGCTCTCCCGTCTGCATTCCTACCAGGACTTTGACCGGGATCGGCACGGTGGCGCAAAACTCATTCAGAATGGTTCGCCACGTGGGTTCAGGATCTGCCGCTGCAACCGAAAGCACGCTGACATCGCCCTCCTGCATCATCACAGCGCTATCAGAGCTGTCGTTAAGGCGTCGCACCTGCCCATCAAGGGCTTCGGATAGCTGAGATTCGGAAACTCCAAGAGCTTTAGCCAGCGCTGAGAAGTTTGTTTTGGCGCTAAAGTTGAAGTTGAGCTGGCGGCTGGCGTTTTTGAAGAACCCCTCGGCGGCACCGCCGGAGACCTTCTCGCTGTCCATGATTTTATGGAAACCGGCAGCAAGCATTGATTCGCCAGAGTAGAGGCGGCCATCATCTGATCCTTCAGCAAGGATAATAACGCGGTCAGGGTGGACGTTGATGATACGCCCGGGCTGCCCCCCTGCTTGCTGTTGTACCGGGATTTCAGTAAACGAGTACATGGTGACGTCACCGTAGTTCTCGCTGCTCTGATCTTCGTTGTAAGAGACAGGCTCAATCTGTGCCTCCCACACCGGGATCAACTTAACTAACGCCTTTTCCTTCTGCCTGGCAGTAACTATCTTATCGACCGGCTTATCCCAGGTCCGGTTATCCTTTACCTGGATAAGCAGCGCAGAGTAGCGCCCCACTAGGTTTCGCTTGTCCGCGCCTTTAATCTGTTTCCAGCAACGTTTGAGCAGTTTGTTTACGCGCTTATCCCATTCCGTTTGCTTGGTGGCATCCTTCGTCTGGTCACCTTCGTAGACATCCGGGAAGTCCTCCCAGCAGCCATCAACCATCCGGTTAACCGCAGCATTAGCAATTGCATTACGGCTGTAGGCCCGGAAAAAGTCGTCGAACGTCAGGTTCAGTGGATAGCCAAACTCCTGGTAAAGTCGCTGGCGTTTCGTATTGCTGGTGCCATTAAACAGAGCGTTAACGTAGCGCATACGATCACGATCTAGGCTGGCATTTGCGGCAAATTGTTTGTTCATTTCGCTTTCGTTCACGGTTTCCTCCGTCAGCGCGAGCGCACCAACATGCCGGTGATTTTCTGTGGTGAATGCAGTACTCGGTAGCGGGTAGCATCCCAGTCGTGGTCTTCCTGCTGGGTATCTACGTCATCAGGATTTTTGCTGTCGCGTACCAGCACGGGTATGCGGCTAATCCAGCCACGGCAATGATCGAACACGTAAAAGGCAGGCTTCTCCGGGATGCCGGACTCAAGCTTCTTACCTTCAACCACAGCCTCAAGCATGTCAGCGAAGACTGATGCCCCGTTGACTCGAGAGCCCGGCTTCTTATTGGCTTCAAGCCATTCGACACCCTGATTTTCCATTTTCTGACCGATCGATAACTCATCGTCGCCAGTGTTGAAAATGGCGCTATCAGCCGGGCCCGGGGTAACTTCCGAGCATATTCCCGGAACAATGTTCAACTGGCCCTGCGTAACACCGTCTATTTGAATCTCTTCCGGCTCGTCGACATCTTCGCCCACCAGCCGCTTGTCAATCCACGCCACGCCTTTCGCGACGTTGGTGGATGACATATTTAGGCCTTTGTTCAGTTCGTCAGGCGGGCAGCCGTACCATTCTCCGATCAGGATTATCGTCCCTGCCGGTGGGCAGAACTGCCGACCATCAGGCAGCTCGGCGGCGGTGCCATCGGCCTGCGCCCACCACAGATTAGAGAACGGCTTCGACTCACCCCAGTCATGGGAGCGGTCGACTGTCCAGCTATCCGGTATGCGGAACGGCTTAATGACGTGCAGCGCTTCATTCCATAAATGGTCAAAGCGTCCACCACTGGTCACATCCCATGATCCCTCTACCCAAGCTTTACGCCGGTTCGGGTCTTTGATGGCCATCAGGGTAGCGATGTACTGCGGGTCGAGGTAAGGGTTCTCTTTGAACGACCCGTGGATGGCCACACGGGTAAGAGTCACTTCCTCCTCGCGTTCAGTCTGCGGGTTGAACACCTTCTGCGTTTCTCGAATGATGGTGCCGCGCGGCGCTGGTTCAATGAAGCGCTTCTTCACCCAGGTATGACCGATACCGAATGGGTTGGTCGTACTGAACGTCTCCAGGGGAATAGGCTTCAGCAGGCTACCGTCAGCCAGCGGGTAGTTTTCCGGCCTGAACGATGAACGTCGGCAGGAGAACATCATTTCGTAGAATTCCGGGGACTGCTGTTTAGTCAGCTCGTTAAAGCCGATAAACGGGAATTCCTGCCCATGGAAATCCCAGTAGTCGTCTGCCTCTTTGCCGAAGCGGAAGAGCAACTCCTCGCCAGTAGGCCATACCCATCGCAATTCGCTAGCAGATGACAGATAGCGCGCGCCGTCGTTGAACAGGCGAAACATACGCTTCGACTGAGTGATGATGTCGGCAAGGTTCTTATATTCGGTGTCGAAGATTACGCCGCGCCAGAACGAGCCATACCCCACTCCGACATTGCGCCGGAACCTGGCTAACTGAGCAGCGGTCTTGCCCGGGCCGCGAGTGCCTTCGAACAGGATTTCGTTACACGGGCAGCTCAGCGCCAGAGACTGCGAGCCAGGCAGAGGCTTCCATACAGCTTTGTAATTCATCCACCGAGCACCCCATCCTGTTGTTTCTTCGCTGCCGCTTCCCAGTCATCCACGCTGTCACTGGTTGGCACCAGCATGACGTTATGGGTGACCTCTTTCGTTTCAGCCTTATTCTCGATGCTGTACGCCTCACGTTCGAGGCCGATCAGCGTCTTAAGGCTGTCGCTCAGGTCTTTCATGGACTTAACGCGGGAAGGCAGGCTGATTATTTTGTGGTACAGATCGTTGAGCTTATCCTGACCTTTATCATCCTCACGTCGCATCAGTTCGCCGAGCATCTCAAGCGCAGCTACATCGCCACACTCACCGGCCAGCTCATCAAATAGCATGTTTGTCAGTTCGCGAGCCCGTCGGATGTCTCCCCGGTGCTCCATGCGTACCGTGGCAATCACCTCAGCGGTTGCCTCTATCAGTACGCGTTCGGTCAAAGTGCTTTCGTTGCGTACCTGCTTGCGTACCTCCTGTTTGCGTACCAGATCGTCAGCCTTTTGCTGAATCTTCGCATTCAGGTCACGCGACCAATCGTCACGCTTGGCACGCTTACGGATAGCGCCTTCGCTGATGCCGTGCTGTGATGCTATTTCTCGGAGGGACATCACTCCGGCCCGGTACGCCGTCTCGATGGCCTCCCAGTCCGGTTTTGCCATAGTCATCTCACTTCTAGTTTTGCTTCGTGTTACATTGTGTTTTTATCCATTAGGAGCAACACAATGTCTGATTTAGAGAATAGGATTAAAGAGTTAGAGGATGAAAACGATAAGTTGCGGCTGGATATTCATGCCCTAAAAGTTGCCGTAGTCACCATTTCTTGTGTTGTAAATGAAGCAGTTGGCAAGTCAAAGGGTTTAATGGCTGAAACGATAGAGGACTCCTTAAAGTACGATCCCGACCTTGAGCACAGTGAGGAGTATTTTAATAAGTTAAAGGATGAAGTAATTCAGTTATTAGGAAAAGCACCAGAATAGAAGGAAGTTCCTTAACCAACAGCTTTAGGTATATCCCGCTGTCACTGGTTGTTACTGGTGACAGCATCTTTATCAACAATTCGCTATCCCCATTTAGTGATAACCATTATCAAGCACACCTGCAGATGAGCTTTGTAATGGCTATCATAAACGATGTGCCTGTTCATAAACTTTATCTCCTTCTGCAGTTCGCCTGCATATCCACTCATGCACTTCGTTGGCGGGGACCAGCCTGGTGTATGGCTGCCAGTTGTCGGAGTCGATGAAGTTAACTGGCGGATATGGCCTGCGCTCGTCATCGTTATCCATGGCTTACTCCGTCGCTTGTTCTGCTGGCTGATCGGTCTGCTCTTCCGGCACCGGCGTGAACTCCACGCGCTTTACATCGGCAGGAGCGAAATACAGCCACTGTCCCGTTTCGGTCGCCAGCGGCACAAAGCCGTTAACCAGCTCAGGCTGACGCCGGGACATCTTGCCCGTGAAGGTTTCGCCTGTTTGGGTGGTTAGCGTGATTTGGTAGATGTCGGACATTGAGAGCCTCTTTATCCGCTTAAGTGGATACTGCCATTACGATGGGCCAACCCATGCATGGTGATGGCAACAAAAAACCGCCCGTAGGCGGCATTTACTAAGCTTTAAACAAGCATCTGTTTAATATGCGTCTCGCACTCACTTTCTAACTGCTCAATGTCTGGGCCATTTAGGCGAATATACCCATCAACCTTCACCCAAACATAGCGGTCACCTAAGTTTCTTGGGTCTAAATCGGTACTCATTTTCACTTCCGTGTAAAGAACCGCAAAAGGCGGATTACCATCCAAATCGATATAGATTTCATATTTAAATGAGTTTGCTGTTTTTGGGCTTACGAATCTTAAAGTGCTTACCAGTTTATTACGTTCCATGTTCACTCCTTATGTTGGAGAAAACATCATACTTATAGTTAGTTAGCTTTCAAAATTCTGATTCGTGAATCAAGTCTTGAATTCTCGATTTTCCTTATACCAGCCTTATCCATATTGCACTGCCCCAGCGCCGTATAGAGCTGAGCGTTTAACTCCAGACTTGCCTTCCACGTGAATGGCACGGCCATTCCTGGGATCGGCGTGTCTGCGGTCAGGTCAGCGCTTATCGGTACCACTGGGGCCGGAACGTAAACTGTCTGCGTATTCCCGCAGGCTGTCAGCAGCGGCAGCAGGAACAAGCTGGTTAGCGCACGGATCGCCTTCAAGCGCCTGCCTGATGTAGACAATGCGCGTCTCGCCCTTTTTAGCCAGTTCGTTCTTTGCATTCTGGGTAGCCTGTGAAATGTCACGGATGAGATTCATCGTGGTGATCACGTTGTTTGTGATCGCCTCTGATGTGTCTGCCCGGACCTTTGCTTTATCGCGCTGGTATTTGTAGGTGATGGCATTGTCGCGGTAGTGGTTCACGAGGAGCGCCAGCACGCCGATTAACACCAGCGCCAGCAGCTGTAACCAGTAACGCTTAACCAGCGCGCCAATCATGACAGGAACAGAGCCCGCTCTGCCTCCCGGCGACGGGTGAGTCCATTCAGGACTTTGCCACCAGCTTTATTCCAGAGAAGGAACTCATCTGTTGCGCCAGCGTAATCACCGGCGTTGAGTTTTCGCAGCAGTGTAGATGTCGACAGGGACCGTGCGCCGAGGTTATACGTGAACGACACCAGAGCATCGAACTGCCCTTGAGTCAGCCCCACTTTAACCAGGCGAGACACGTCGCTTTCATAGCTGACGAGCCCTGTTTTCAGCAAACGCTCTGCCGTTTCCTGCTTAATCGTCATCCCGGCGCTGACAGGTTTGCCGTCGACGGGCTGAGTCCAGCCATAGCCGATCGTCCACACTCCGACGCTGTCCTGATACGCGGTGAGCTTGCAGCCTTCGAACTGCTTGATCAGGGCAATGCCTTTCTCACTGGTTTGCATCACCGCCTCCAAAGCGAGAATTAAACACCCGGGACGCCATAACCTTAACCTGCTCTACCCCAACAAACCCGAGGGCGCCACCTATAGCGATAGACAGGGACTGCGGGAGGTTGAAGTAATCAAGAGCTGACACAGCGGTAAGGGTTAGAGCTCCGCATATTGCTCCTTCAAGAATCATTTTCTTCCAGCCGCCACCGCCGTAAGCGATTCGCATGGCGGCCATGACAACCGATAGCAATACGGCACCCATCGGCGTTTCGCCACGCCACCAGCTGTGGAGTAGTTCGATAAACTCCGTCCAGGAGTGGGGATCGTTATGCATTTTCATAGTCTCTAACCTCCGGCTTAAAAGCGGGGGCTGTGTGTTTGAAAGGGGTCAGGCCCTCGGGACGATTTAACAAGTAGGCGTGTCGATGATGGTTCCCGGAGCCTGAAAACAGGAAAGGCCCGCACATGCGAGCCTTAAAAGCAAAGAACCTGCCGAAGCGAGTTCATGAATAAATTTGATTAAATCTCCTGCTAAGCAGGCCGATAAGATCTCTATCTAAACCTTAGCGAGGAAATTTTATGCCAACTAAACATGCTGGTATTTGTGGTCATTGCCGTGAGACTGTTATCCCACTCATCATCGAAGAAAATACTTTCCAACGTGATAAATGTGAGTGCCCGGAATGTCATGGGATTCTTTATGCTTGCCGGACACCTGGGTGCGATGATTATGCCAAAGGTGGAAAAGCATACGATGAAGAATTATGTCCTGGATGCACAAAGGCAATAGCTGAAAACGCTGGAACAATTGTAAAAACTATTGCTGGTGTGGCCCTTACGATCGGCACAACAGTTGCTACCAACCACTTCACTGAAAAGAAGAAATAACGATATCAAGCGGTCGCAAAACTAATCTATAAGAAAAGCCCAAGGTGTTAACCTCGGGCTTGAATTAATTGTGTCGACCTATAAAGCTATGGCGACGATATCAGATTTACATGAAATATATGCGTTTCAGTTCGGTTTTGCAAGACTTACATCTAAATTTGTCGCCTTTTGTTGTGAACGTGATCGCGTTACGGATATAAGCGCACCGCAATCGAGCCGCTTAAAGCTGTTACGCATAGCCAGCCAGTGAGGCAGATAGGTTTCTGTCCAAGTGGATTTCGCCACGCCCGCCAGTTCTGCCAGGGCCTGGTATTCGTAAGTCTCCCGCCCAGCCAGCTCAGCCTTCACGTCCTGCGCAGCCAGCCAGATAAGCTTTTTCAGGCGCTCAAGCGTCTTGCCAGCCACCTTCTTCGCGCCGAGCTGCTCCCGGAACTCTGCCCACGCCCACTGGGTGATCGCCACCTGGTACTCGAAGCGGATATTCTCGCTGTAGTTCCACAGTAGCCAGGCTTTCTGTTGCTCATCCAGCGACAGGACAGCACGACGCCAGGATGCGGTTCCGAACTCTACCGGGCTAACCAGAGCGATGGATGAGCCTTTGGCGCGGGACTGGCTTCCACTCATCGGCGGACCGTCAGGGTTAACCATTCGCTGCTTGTCCTTGTCGAATACCTTTTTCCGTCCCCGGCTGCGCGCCGTCGCGGTAAATTGTGCGTTCTCGGCGAAAGCTACCAACTGCCCTTTCGTCGCCCCGCTCAGATCTGCGGTCGCCACAATGAGCTGCTGACGTACGTATTCCAGTTGCTGACTGTTCATGCGGCTTCCTTCTGAGGCTGGTTGGTTTTGGTCTGGCTGTGCTTTGCTACTGGTGGCATGTTGGCGCGCTTTACGCTTTCTGCCTGGTACCGGAGGAAGTGGTTGAGGTTCATGCCGCCTCCAGTTCGGTGATGGTCAGTTCAAGCTTGCCGCCTTTGACGATCGGCATTCTCTTAACGCTGTAATAATCAACCTGCTGGTCATCGAGCCAGAACCCGGATTTCGTCAGGGCATCGAATGCGGCCTTTTGCAGATTGTCCAGGTCCCGGCGGCGGCGATCCGGCATGTGGCACTCGATACGGATTTTCACGGGCATGGTCAGGCCGATATCCAGCATTGAGTCTTTGATGATTCTGGCGACGCTGTCGCGGTACGCCTGTCCTTCTGCGCTGATATGCGTGCGCCCGCGGTTATGCCGGTAGTAGCGGTTGTTGCTCGGTGGCCATGGGAGACTGATGCGATATTCATTCATGCTTTTACGAGCCCCTCTTTCAGCCAGATAACCTGCGTGCGGGCCATTCCTTCAAGCGCGCACTCCTTTGCTTATTCCGCATCGACCAGACGCGTACGGCGATCAATCTCGTCGTGGCAGCTGCTGCATGCGATGGTTGCGATCAGGTCAGGTGGCTTGATTCCTGTGCCGCAGAGGCCTGCAATACGGATATGTGCCAACACTGAGGTTTCAGGGTTGCCGTTGCATACGCCGGGGATCCGCACCTGACATTCGCGCCCGCGAGCCGCTTTGCACAAATTAGCCATGCGCCCTCCGTGCCGCGAGACGCAGCCATTTCTGATCCACCAGGCGGGCGGTATAGTCTTTCAAGGTCGGGATGTCGGACGGCTTAACAGCAGGCTTACGCTGGCGGCGCGCCGGAACGCGGAAGATTTCGTTCGTGATGACGCGGGAAAGTGGAGTAGACATCATGCCTCCTGCTTTTCGCGCAGCTGCTGGTATTCGCAGCTCTGCGGAATAGTCAGGTGGCAGCCGATGTTCATTGCCCAGGCTTCGACTTTGCACAGGAAGATGTACATCTCGCCGGTTTCCAGCTCGGATGTATGGCGGAGGGATTGCACGGTGGTGACCTCGCCGGACACAACGTCTACGCGGTCTTTGCTTTCGTAGCCGAGATAGGTGTGCTTCATCGCGTCTTTGACCCACTCAGACGTAGCGAAGGTCTTGCCGCGGGCGATGAGGTACTCGCTGATTTCCGTGTACCACATGTGGCTGAGCGCGTTCTGCGACAGGCTGCGCTTCTCGCGCCACAGCTTCACCTGCAGGCGGAAGCATTGCCCAGCATCCAGCAATGGCTGAATCTGTTGGCCGATGGCCGCGAAGTTGCCGCGATGAAGTTTGATGCCGTCTACTGGCAGAGTCATGCGGCCTCCTTAACGGAAACCGCAGAATGCAGAAAATCGCAGGTGCATTTCTGCATCTGTGACAGGTTATTGAGTTCAGATTGTGGTCGCATTTAAGTCCCCTTAAATGCGCAGAAGTCACCGGAGTTGTTCAGGCTCCGATGACATGATTATGGCTGGGTGATTATGGAAAATCAAACAGCTGAACCCTCTACAGAAACTTTTTTAGCTCTTCCTGTTGGCTGCGACGATATGATATTTCGTCAGATATTTCATTTAGCCTTTTCTGCTGAGATTGGCCTCCGTCAATGGCTGATCTGATCGCAGATTCTTCTCTCTCTAGGTCATCTATGTGCTTTTGATGCTCATCTATCCCAATCTCGCTACCTATAGGAGTACCATCAAAATGATGTGCCATAAAATATCCTTAGTTGAATTGATATCGCTTTATGTCTATCGGCTCTAATGCCAAGATCTTGAACGAAATGTCTTTATTTTACATTTTTCTTGTATGCATCATGAAGTAAAATGGACTAGGCCTCCTTCAAGGAAACCGCAGAATGCAGAAAATCGCAGGTGCCGCTAAGCTTCTGTGACTAACAGAGAGAAAATAATGATTTTAGGAAAAACTTAATATCAATGTATTTAAAGCCCTTTTAAGATGATTTTAAAAAGGGCTTATAAATAAAATCAAGCCACCTGTCTTTTTTTATTGTCTGGAGATTTTTCGAAATCTGCAATGGGTGTAGAAAAATTATTATCCATGACTTGGTTATTTGATTTCCTGTTTTTAGGTTTAGTAGCCTGTCTTTCCTCTATGAAGGACGCTGAAATATAATCATTAAAGGAGTTAATCTCTTGGTAAATTTTATCCGCTAAAGCATCGATACCTTTCCACATTACGCTATTTTTAGAGGAAGTATCTTTAAGCTCCCTGTTAATTTCCTGATGAAATCCCCTTAACTGATTTATAAACTCTGAAACCTTCCGCTCGAAAGTTGTTCTTGACTCTACGATATACTCAATATGTTCTTCTTTTGATTCGAGATCATGTATTAACTCTTTATTTTTAGAAGATAACGCCTCTAACTTTGCAACAAGCTGTAATATTTTCTCTTCACTAACAGATAATTCTAAAACTGCATTTTTGATTGCATTACGAAAAAATAATTCATTGCGTCTATTGTGTGATGGTTCATTACGAATCAAATCTTCAATAAAAAGGTCTTTAGCCTTTTTAATTTCAGAGCATATATCCTTCCATCTATTCCTCTCTGATTCGAGTTTCTCGTTCAGTTCCTTAGTTTTCTCTTTTCTCGTTATAAAAGATGAGAACCATAATGAAAAAACAGCAACAGAAGGATAAACCCATTGAGCAATATCATCAGAAGCTTGGTAATGCTGTAAAATCCTGCTTGCACCAAGTGTTAGCGCACCTGTTAGAATGAATTGCAAAACTCCAATGAAACTTATCATAATGTTAATCCCGCGTCAGCAGAAAATCATGTATAATACCTCTAGCTTTCATATGCTCACTAAAACTCACTGGAGCATTTTCTAAGAATCTCAAGTTTGTATATATAAGTTGATTAATTAATGAAGATGAAAAATCTATAACTGAAGGAAGATAGAATTCTGTGCTTAAAGAAATATTAAGCTCATCATCAGCCTCTTGATTTAGAGAGTGAGTCTTAATTCCAATGGCATATTTATTATGCTCATCTATTAAAGATAAAACTTCCTCATCGGTCAGTTTATTCTCAAGCTTTTCAAAAATAAAACTAATACTTAATGATATACAATATGTGCTTGGTCTTTTGAAAAATCCATAAATGACCTTATAAGGTTCGTCGTCATCTTGATCAGAAGAATAGTCGAACCCACCAAAGGCATGATAGGTATCATCATTAACAATTTTGAACCTCTCTTCTTCTACATTTTTTACGCCATTAACATTAGAGAGAAGAGTAAATAGGATTGAATTTTGCATATATATCCCTGCCTGTTAATAATGGTAACACTTTAGCATTTAACGTTTTTATTTGCATCCAAAAAAACTATACACTTGATAGATTACCAAGCATGCTTGGCCCCTTCTTAATAGTTGCCCACTTTCAACTTCTGAGTGCTAAGAGAAGCAATCTAAATATTTGATTAAATTTTGCACTCGACATGCATACCCTTAGCCATGCGAACCTGCATCTCAATGGTTGCAAGGATTTCCACTATCGATTCCAAAATGATCATCTACTTTCTGCGGAAAATGCAGTTTTCCTTAGATTTTTAATCACCTCCGCCATACTTGTTGCGGTTGTACTGCGCCAGCAGCAGCTGGATCGGAGTCGGACCGTGCTCAGCAGCGGGAGCGGCAATTGCCCGGCGTACCGGCGGCATAGGCTTGCCCTCGGTGACGCGCTTTTCCCACATATCCAGCAGATCACCCGCCTCGCGTGCCAGCTCACCATGCGTTAACTGGCGCTCTGTGCTGCGGTGGCGCAGTTCAACGCAGATGTGGTACATGACCGGCTGCGACCAGGGGAATTGCTCGCTGGATGTGAATTCAAACGAACGGTTACGCCATTCCCAGTATTCGGTGATCACCTGGTCAACGGTGATACCCAGCACCCCGCCGCTCTGTTTGCACCAGGCGACGAACTGGCCCGGCGACGGCAGGAATGGACGCTCCTGGCGGCGGGCAATGCGCATACCGGCATCAACCTGGGCCATTGAGTGGATCCCGTTCTCCTGAAACGCCAGCAGCCACTGACGGCGGAATTCGTTCAGGTCGTCCTGGGTACGGAAGTTCGCCATGCTGGCCGGGAACGCGGCGCGCAGCTCGTTGAACAGCTTGTTGAATACCTGAGCCACCTGCTCGACCGGTGCGCGCTCCTGATACTGCTCTGGCAGGTTATGCGCCATGCGGCTCATCTGCTCGCGGTCGTGGTTACGCATCTGCTCTGCAAGAGATTTCATCGCATCACCTCATAGGCCCAGTCAGTGTTGTTGAAGTCCAGATCCTGCTTGGCGGCTGGTTTGCCGCGCACTGCCGCTTGCTTGTTCTGATAACTCAGCTTCTGGCTGGCAGTGATAAACCAGTTTTTTGGCTTCTCATGAGTGAACTCGATATCCAGCTTCTGAAGCTCGTAGTTCAGGTCTATCAGAGGGTACAGGCTTAACCATGCCTGGTAGTCCTTGTGGTTCAGCCGAACGATCTGGCCCTCGAATGCGTACCGGCTCGATATTTCATGAATATCTGCATTGGCCTCTTCGCAAGACGCGTCAGCGGCTTGGGTGTTAACCAAGGAATCCGGATCAGGGATAGGGGAATCAGGAATCAGGTTAAGGGAATCAGCAGGATTTAAACTGTTCTGAACCTGTTCTTGCACCTTACTAGCACCGTGCTTTTCTTGTGCTTCATTATTTTCAATTACTTGAGGCTTTCCCTCTTCTTCCTTTTCCTCTTTTGCATCTGAATTGCACTGTTCTTGTTCGGTGCCATTTTGGTTCTTAGGCGGTTCTGGTATCTCACTTGCCGCTTCTTTGCAGTGCGGGTTCTGGTGCTTTTTCCAGTTAGAAACTTGAATGTAGGAATCGCCATTCACCTGGTAGCGGTTGATGAATTTATGCTGATGCAGCTGCTGCAACAAAGCGTCACAATCGACATCATCGAACGGCAGTACCATGGCTTTAATTTTCTTCGGTCGGTCATCCAGGCGACCCTCTTTATCGGCAATAGTCCACAGACCAGCGAAGAGAATGCGAGCCAGTGGCTGACATTCTGCGAGCTCGTCGTTAGTGAAAAAGCCTGGCTTGATGTTTCGTGAGCGAGCCATCAAAATCCTCCTGGTTTCTGCGGACCATACACACCCGCAGCTTCTTGGGATGCAATGTATGCTTCGCGATGTTGAATGTACTCACGGACGACAGGTATTCCCCTCCCATCCATAAATGCTAACGAGCAACCACCCCTATTGACGAGATGAAGATATTCCCTTCCGATTTCTACCAACCTTTTTGTCGCCGCGTACTGGCAGCCGAAAACTGAAATATCGAGATCGTCAAACAGTTCTTGCAAAGAGAAAGGTTCGCTCTGCTCAATGCAAATAACGTCATAAGAATCAGCTAGTTCCTCTATCGTGGCGCTACGGCTGATTAAACCGATTGCATCAGCTGCTTCAGCGATTTCTTCTTCTGTGCATCTGAAAAACTCACGACCAGGATTGATTCGGCAGTTGGACAGGTATTGATGAAACTCCTGTTCATGGCCTCTCGGGTTATCGGAAAAGTAGGCGCTATGGACTTCAAATGGCGCCGGTATGCCAGTGCCCTGTGAAATCTGAGCAGCACGTATTTCAGGCTCATTTACTGTCATTCCTATTTTGAAGATTCCCGGCATGTATGGATTTTTGAGCGCGTAAATCCACCCTTGAGATCTGAGGCCGCTAGGAATATCAAGATGCTTAACCTTCTCTTTCTCCAGGCTGAGCGGCAAAAACATCGTGTTATGCATCAATTTCTCTGCCATAATTACTCCCGTTACTTGGCGTAACACAGTGTTTGGAAGGCCTTTGAAGTGACCGCTTCAAGGGCTTTTTCTTTTCTGGTTCCTCTCACATAACCCCCAACATCGATGTGACCATCGTCATCAGTGGGCCTACCTGCTCCGGCATGAGGCGAAACAGCGACGCTATACCCTCGCTTACCTCTTTCAGCTTCTGATGCTCTGGAGCGTCCAGCAGCACGGCCTGCTTAGCCTCAGCACACTCTTTCATCGCGGCGGCGATCAGCGACATCGTGTCGTTCTGCGGCGCCAGGCGGTTGCGGTACTCCAGCGGAAGGACGGCCATGATTGCCGGGGCCAGCTGTCGAATGTTGTTGGCGGCGTACTCGGTATCGCCATCGATCCAGCGAAATACTTTCTGCATCTGGCGGTGCGAGTCAGTCGGGATATCCAGACCGGTGCCGCCAGTGGCCCGCCACTCTTCCACAATCAGCGCGGCGACAAATTCACGGCTGCGGCAATCAGCTGCCCATGCGCGAACTGCTGCGCGGATCCCATCGATGTTTAACGCCTTGGAATCAGGTTCCCGGCGATTCTGGTAAATCATCGCCGTTGGCGAAAATTTGTTACCTTGTTGATACGCAAGTGAATGCATTGCTTTCCCTTTCGTTGTTAGGGCCGCCGGTCAGGCGGCGTTATTGTCGGCCGGTGACGGGAACAGCGTCGGTAAGTCTGGGCGAATCTGGTATGCCTGAATCTCGCCACCAGTTGCTTTTACGATGCTGTTCACATGCTCCGGAGAAACCTTGGCTTTGTTGTGTAGCCACTTGTAAACCGCCTGCTGCGACACTGCGCATGCTTCACCAAGGGCTTTTTGAGAGCCGACGATGGTGATAGCGGTTTTAATGGTTGGGTTCATAACAACCTCCGTAGTGAATATGAATAAAGAATAAAACTATGGTTGTATTTAGTCAACAACCATTTTCGTTTGATGGAATAAAACCATGGTTGTACATTGCGCGTATGAAAACGACACTCGCTGAAAGATTGAAGGAAGCCAGGACATTACGAGGCCTTACGCAAAAGGCTCTCGGGGATCTGGTCGGGGTTAGCCAGGCAGCTATCCAGAAAATAGAGACAGGAAAAGCCAACCAAACAACGAAGCTGGTTGAGCTGGCAAATGCGTTAAAGGTAAAGCCTGAATGGTTGAGCTCCGGGGAAGGCGCTATGCTTCTCACTGGGCAGGATGAAGCCATCCCACCGTCTGATCAGTGGGGTATCGTTGAGCCTTGGGATAATTCAACCCCATTACCTGATGACGAGGTAGAAGTGCCATTTCTAAAGGATATTGAGCTGGCCTGCGGCGATGGGACATTCCCTCGCGAAGATTACAATGGTTATAAACTACGCTTCTCAAAAGCGACGCTGCGTCGAGTTAATGCCCACAGAGAAAGTGTTATCTGCTTCCCTGCACATGGTAACAGCATGGAGCCCGTTATTCCGGAAGGAACGACTGTCGCTATCAATATTAACGACAAAAAGATCGTGGACGGAAAGGTCTACGCAATCAGCCAGGACGGATGGAATCGCTTAAAAATACTTTATCGCGTGGGACCGAACAGGCTGAGCATTCGCAGCTTCAATCATGTCGAGCACCCAGATGAAGAAGCGGACCTCGATAGCGTACAGATAATCGGAAGAATGTTTTGGACTTCAACAATCTGGTAGGGATGCAACTGTGAGAAAATTATTATTGGCAATGGTATTACTGGCTCCATTATCGGCAACGGCCAAAGAGTCAGTTCTTGATCACTTAAAGCAATCGTCATCTGTTATATGTAAAGACCACCCCCAGCCGAGTCAGTGCAAAGTAACAGTCCAAGTCACAATGCTTGCGGTATATAATTTCACTTCGCTTGATGCCGGATGCGAGAGCAGCTCTGACGAAGTCAAAGCAAGAATGAATAATGAGTTGAAAGCGCAGTGCGCAGCAGCCAAAGAAGTCTCCGACTACTTTAAAAGCCAAAACCAGTAAACAGCCCTCCCCCTCATCAAACCTCGCTTAGGCGGGGTTTTTTATTGCCTAAATCCTGTCATCAGACATTTTTTAAAAATAAATTCCTTTCAAATACAACCAAATAAAACCAATACAACCACAAATACAACTATTGTTGTTGACGATAAAACAACTATGGTTTTTAATAAGTCCATCGAAACGAAACATCGACAGCTGAGCGAAGTTAGCCAGCGGCGGACAGCAAGTCGCCTGCTTTTTAACAACATGCACATTTACAGCGTCAATGACCTGTTAAGACCCCTACACGAAAACGTGCTGTATCACCGGGTGCGATCCGGTCGGTGAGAGAGTATCCCCGCGCGAGAGCGAGAACGGCGTGAGAACGGGCAACACTGGCAGGGAGTTGGCGCTGACCATTAGAGGGAATGTTTTGGGATTGGATGAATGCGCAGGCTGATGCGCTGAGACGTCAAGATGATGATGCTCAAGCTGCCTGGGCACGGTTCGCAAAGTGGTGAGAGGCAGGTTTACCTAGCGAGAAATCATCAATGCCGGGAGTAGTTCAGCGCCGGCCATCCAATCGCCAAAGCATTTCTCCCGCATCAGCGGGTAACGACAGAGGGTAAGGCGATGAGTGAGTTTTCATCAGAGCAAATATTGACAGAGGCTCAGGTGATTTATGACGCAGTTTGTGATTCTGCGATGGAAAACGGCAGAAATTTACCATGGTGGAGTGAGCTTGATGAAGGAGTCATGCAGACATATCTGGAACAAGCTAAACGCAAATTAGCGCGTAAGGCTGAGACTGAAAAAGTTCTCTCAAAGTTGAAAGTAAGCGACGTAGTTGAGTGGTTGCAGGATAAAGGCTACGACGTTTATCAATACGAATAGACCCGCTCCGGCGGGTTTTTTAATGCCTCATACCTCAGTCGCTTCACAGAGGCGGCTTAGTTATGGCAACCGGCGGCCATCCACCGCCCATTAGCGCAGAAGTCTTGTTTAACGTTCCGTTCGCCGCGATAAGGCCAAGAGAAAATCATGGTAAACCAGCAGCAGATCAGAGAGGCCCAACGGCTCGCGTCGTTCGCGGTGCTCCATCGCAATGCTCCGGCGTGGGAAGAAGCTAAGCGCCTTTACGCCGTCGCCATCGGGAGGACTCTTCACTGATGGAAACTTTATTCGCACTCGTCCTGACTGTGGCAATGACCAACAGTGATTACCAGGACGTCATTCTCGGCGTTTACGACAGCGCGCAGGAATGCAGCCAAGCAGCAACAGAGCAGAAAGTAACAGCAGAATGCTGGCCAGTAGAAAGCATCCTCCGCAACGGCGAGTTCTCGGCGAAATCCATCGCGCAGCAGTAACCACCCTATTCAACCGATCGGCCTGGCATTACGCGGGCGGGATCTGCACATCCAAATTTCAGGAGTTCAGCCATGAACGCATACCTCACTTACGATCGCATAGAAGATCGACGCTGGGTTGAGCAGCAGCTCACTGACGAGAAAGAGAAGTGGATCGACGACCGGGCGCAGCAAATCATCGACATGATGCCAAAAGAGCCGTCCGGCCTCTTCCACTTCTCGGTCCCGATTGACTCCAGCCCATACGAAGGACTTCGCAGCGATAAAGCTGGCGAAGCCTACAACGATTTCATTTCGGCAGTTGCTTACGCCCAGGCGGAATACGACTGGGAACACCGTACCGGCTGCCCGTTTTAAGGAGAGAGTTAATGGCCCGCAGAAATTTACTTCACAAATCGAAATTAGCCGACTTTAAGGAGTGGCTCTCGATGAACGGAATTCAGTGGAGAGATGGGAAAGGTAGTTACCAGGTGATCCAGGTGAATACGGGATGCGGCTGGACACCGATTTATGACAGCAGCAAAGAGCGACGCGAGCATTTCACCATTCAGGATGCTCTCAGGCCTTTGGTAAACAGATTCATCAGAGAGGCTGCAAAATGACAGATTCAAAAACTCATTACCGCAAGGCATTTGACTCCCCTTACCTTAGCAGCGCCGACATCGTTGAGCCAACAGTGCTGACGATCGCCCGGGCGACGTTAGAAAACGACAAAACAAAAAAATCTAAAGACGTTTTTAACACCGCCTATTTTGAAGAGCGCGAGCTGCGTCCCGGCGAAAAGCTCAAGCCGATGATTCTGAATGCCACCAACAGCAAGATGCTGAAAAGCATTACCGGATCCCCCTTCCTTGAGGATTGGGTTGGCGTGAAGGTAACGGTTTACGTCGATAAAAATGTCCGGTTCGGAAAGGAATCGGTTGAAGGCCTCCGCTTAAGCCCGGCGCGCGTTACAAAGCCGGTACTTTCTCCGGAAAAAACACAGGCATGGAATAACGCTAAGGCCGCCTTCAAGCGCGATGGCAACCTTGATGCAGTGCTGGCGAGAATGGACATTTCTCCAGAACATCGCCGCCAGCTTGAACAGGAGTGTTCATCATGATCTGGCACGACGTCGAGCAAAATGGTGAAGAGTGGGACGCTCTTCGCCTGGGTAAGGCCACCGCGTCAAACTTCGGCCTGATCATGGCTAACGATGGAAAGGCGTTTGGAGAACCAGCCAAGCGTTATGCCCTTCAGTTGGCTCTTGAGCAGATTAAGGGATGCAAGTCTGAGTTCGGCTTCTCAAACGAACACATGGAACGTGGGCACGAGAAGGAGCCAATTGCCCGCATGCTCTACGAAGAGATGAACTTCGTCGACGTGGATAACGGCGGGTTCTTTGATCACGTAACGTACGGTGACAGCCCCGACGGCCTCGTTGGCCAGGACGGGCTCGTTGAAATTAAGTCTGTCATTGCCGCCACTCACTACTCCACCCTCACCCGCGGCTCCTTCGATCCAGCATACAGATGGCAACTGGTCGGTCACCTTGATTGCTCTGGCAGGGATTGGGTGGACTTCATCAGCTACTGCTCAGACTTCCCGGAAGGTAAACAGCTCATCGTCTATCGCCTTACGGCTGCTGAATGTGAAACAGAAATAGCCCGGCTTCGCGCTCGCCGAAAAGACTTCCTCGAACTTGTTGCGGACACGAAGCGCCGCATCCTGGAGCTCGAATGAAACGCACACCATTTTACCGCAGGCCCGGGCGAACCGGGCAATTCTCCGGTCTCCGTGAACGCGTTATCTGGATGATTCAGACGCGCGGCCGCCCGGTAACCGGCAGCGAAATCGCCGAGAAGTTTGGCGTAACGCTCATTGAGTTTAACCGGGTCGCCAACGGCATCACCCGCGGCTCCGGACAGATAGCTCAGATCGTTAAGTCGGAAAAGTGGATCAACGAGGACGGCATCTGCGACCGGACTTTCGACCTGGTAACGAAGCCAAAGGTCATTACGCCTCAGGGTAAATCGCGGCTGTTCACCCGGCGTGCCATTGAACAATCGCAGGAAGGCAGACGGCAGGAATGCATAGCACGTGCCGCACGCCGTCGCCGCCTGATTGCTCAGGGCCTCTACATCGACGAAATGGAGTCAGTGCTATGAAAGCGTGGTCACTCGAAGAGCTGGCGCTGCTGTGGCGACACTCAAACTCTGAAGTCGCAGAGATTACCGGCCGCAGCATTGAAGAGGTCGGAGATAAGCGGCTGCAAACCACCATTGAGCGTAATGGCTGGGATGTTAACGATCCGGAGCAGGAGGATGCATGACCGGAAAATACTCTCTTATCTATGCAGATCCGCCCTGGTCTTACGGCAACACCATCAGTAACGGAGCCGCTGCCGACCACTACCCCACTATGAAGCTAATCGATATCAAGCGCCTGCCAGTGTGGGAACTTGCCGCCGATGACGCGGTGCTGGCGATGTGGTACACCGGCACGCATAACCAGGAGGCTTTCGAACTGGCAGAGGCCTGGGGCTTTACCGTTCGCACGATGAAGGGCTTCACCTGGGTGAAGCTGAATCAGAACGCAGAGCTGCGCATCAACAAGGCGCTGGCCGAGGGTGAAGTCACCGACTTTTACGACTTCCTCGATCTGCTTAACGCCGAGACGCGCATGAACGGCGGAAACCACACCCGGGCCAACACCGAAGACCTGTTGATTGCCACCCGCGGCGCCGGGCTGGAGCGAAAGCATGCCGGGATTAAACAGGTGGTCTACAGCCCGCTCGGCGCGCACAGCGAGAAGCCATGGGAAGTGCGCCATCGGCTGGAACTGCTTTACGGCGATGTGCCTCGCATAGAGTTATTCAGCCGCAGCGCAGCGCCAGGCTGGCATCACTGGGGAAATCAGTGCGCCACCGCCGCGGTTGAATTGCTGCCCGGCTGCGCCATCCAAGTTGTAAAAACTGAGGCCGCATGACGCCAGAAACAGACAACGCCGTCCGCGCCGCCTGCCGCCGCTGTACCGAAGAAATCCAGCAGGCCATGCGCAAGAAGCCAAAGCCGAACTGGAACGAAACGGTGCCTCCCATCATCAACAAGCATCACAAGAAAATTGAAGCTCTGGGAGTTAGCCTCCTGGAGTTCGTCGTATACACAGGGCGGCTTAATCGCCGATTCGGAGTTGAATCGTGATCAAATACGCGAAACTGGATAGTGAGGTGTTAAGCGCTATCGGTGCTCAGCCAACCTCTTTTTCTGAGCTATTCAGCCCTTCCGTGAGACAGGAGTGCCTCGTCATTGCTGAAGCAGAAGGAAAGCACCCAATGGACGTCTTCCGTATTCTTGACCGCCGGCTCCAGTCACTCAGGAAGCTTGGCGTTATTCAGCACGTCAAAGGAAAGGGGTGGATACAGCCATGAAATCGCAAATCACCAGGTCGCTAAAGCGGCCTTTTTTATTGCTGGCGTTTACCTTCAACCGAATTAACCGACAGTTCCGGGAGCATTGAATATGGCTCGCTACAAATTCTCAAACCGTAAGGCTCGCATTGAGAAGAAGTTCAGTAAATCGGCGATGGAGCTGCTTATTCAACTAAGGCCAAGAAGCATTAACGCCGCAGATTTCACCCTTGAGTATGGTGATTTCGAAGGCCGTCATGGAACGGTTTATCACGACGAATGGCACCTTTGGGGATCCCCTGATTACTGGACTGGCGAGTGCGATAGTTACGATGCCTTTTTCGTGCTCCACGACCATTTAATTATGCTGACGCACGACCATGAGGGCGAGATGGATGCCCGCAATAAAGCTGGCTGGGACGAAGAAATAGACATCACTCCTTATTGTTCTCCGTGGCGCCTTGGCACCGTCAACCGCGCTCAAATCATTAGGCATTGCCGACAGCTTGTGTCTGCTGGCATCAACTGGGACGCTTAACATGGCCGACATAATCGATACCGCAGCAGAGATTGAAGAACTTCAGCGTAACGCTGCCCTTTCTGCTCACCGAGTAAACCGCAACGCAGTATCAGCTGAGCATTGCGCGGAGTGCGGCGAGGACATACCGGCGCCGCGTCGCGCTGCCGTACCCGGCTGCCAGACATGCGCGGAGTGCCAATCTGTTATCGAACTGAAGAATAAACAGAGGGGGATGTGATGCAGCAGGCAATTTTAGACATGTGCTGCGGGTCGCGCATGTTCTGGTTCGACAAGCAGGACGAGCGCGCGGTGTTCAGCGATATCCGCGCCGAACAGCATGAACTTTGTGACGGCCGCCAACTGGTAATTAGTCCGGACCTTATTGCTGATTTCCGCGCCCTCCCCTTTTCCGATAACACTTTCCCTGTCGTCGTGTTCGATCCGCCGCACCTCGAGCGTGTCGGCGATAACGCGTGGATGGGTAAAAAGTACGGGCGTCTCAACAAAGAAACATGGCGTGATGATTTGCGCGCCGGCTTCTCAGAGGCATTCAGGGTGTTGTGGCCACACGGCGTACTCATCTTCAAATGGAACGAAACTCAGATCCCGGTTAGCAATATCCTGGCGCTGACCGACGAAAAGCCGGTCATCTGGCAGCGCACCGGCAAGTCAGACAAAACCCACTGGGTGATTTTCGTCAAAGGTGGTGCACATGTTCCAGCTAATTCAGCGGGGTCAGATTTACGCTGACCATTCAGGTTGGCCCGTCATCATCCACAGCTGCACATCTCAGATAGTACGCTACTGGAGGCAGGGCCGAATCAACACCGCTTCAATCGACCGTTTTAACAATGATTTTGAGCACCTCGATCACCGTGAGGCGGCGCAGATACGCGCCGAACTAGAGACTAGTGAGCACATTAAATCGCTCCGCGCCCAGCGTGCGGCATGAGGAGAGATTATGTCAGCATACGATGAAATTATGAACGCACTCGCCTTCTACTTCGGCGATGGAGAAGGCCTAACCCCAAGCGAGGAAAGCATCCGTGAAATTATCAGCCAGGAGCATGACCCAATTGAGACGATTGCTAAAGCGTTAGACGATTACCGCGCATCGAAGTCATGACGCAACTGATAGCCAGTTATGAGCTGGCTATTGGGTGCGAAAGCACTGCTCCGTTATCCCTTTTGCCCTCCACTGTGAGGGCATTCTTTTTGGGAGTTCACCATGCAATCAAACCCCATGAACTGGCTCATCGCCGCACTTATGGCGCTGGGCGCTCTCATCTCATTTCTTCACGAACCGGAAGGTGTGCAATGGCTGCTTTTAATGTGGGCGCATTAGTCCAGAAAAAGACCGTCGGTATCCATGGCGTGGTGGATAGCCAACTGGAGCCGGAAGGAGATCATCCGAAAGCCTGGGTGCGTTGGGATGACGGCAATTATTCAGTGCACGCCGAAAACGAATTACGCGCGGCCACGCCAGACCAGCCGCAGTTTTATAAATCGATGTCATAGGAGCGATCATGAGCGAAGTTATTCAAATCGTGCCCAGCGATTGGGTGACAGAAGACCTGCTTGTGAAGATGACAGGGCTCCGCCCGGGAACGATAGCGCGGGCCCGTAAAAAAAGTTGGCTCTGCGGCAGGGAATACGTCCATATGTCGCCTGACAGCATCCCAAAGGAAAACAGCGAGTGCTTGTATAACCACAAAGCCATCGACCAGTGGGTTGAAAGTCTCAAAAAGAAACAGCCAGGTGCGCGCCAATGAGGATCCGTTTATGCTTAGCGGGCTCTTGGACGTCAGGAGGGAATAATGGCTAAGTCAGCATGCCCAACAGGCGTAGAGAACCACGGCGGGACACTCCGCATATGGTTCCTATATAAAGGCAGCCGGGTGCGTGAAAGCCTCGGCGTGCCGGATACACCAAAAAACAGAAAGGTCGCTGGTGAGCTGCGCGCGTCGGTGTGCTTTTCGATAAAGACAGGCAACTTCAACTATGCAGCGCAATTCCCTGACTCGCCGAACCTGAAAAGGTTTGGGGTGGAGAGCAAGGAAATCACCGTGCTGGAGCTGGCGAATAAGTGGCTGGAACTGAAACGCATGGAGATCAGCACCAACGCTATGTCACGCTATTCATCTATAGCGCGCAACATGGTGCCAAGGATCGGAGGTGACAGGCTGGTATCTGCAGTAACGCAGGAAGACCTGCTGTTTATCAGAAAGGAATTGCTGACCGGTTATCATACCCTGAAGGCTGGGCAGAAAACGCCGGTTAAAGGACGTTCCGTCAGAACGGTCAACAACTACATGAAGATCATGGGCGGGATGTTTAAGTTTGCTGCTGACAGCGGGTATGTCAGGGTGAACCCGTTCACCGGGATCGCCATGCTCAAGCGGTCACGATGCGAGCCTGACCCGCTGACACGAGAGGAGTTCGTCAGGTTGATTAACGCCTGCGCCCACCAGCAACTGAAAAACATGTGGTCTCTTGCCGTCTACACCGGCGTGCGCCACGGAGAACTTGTGTCGCTGGCCTGGGAAGATATCGACCTGAAAGCGGGTACGATGATGATCCGCCGGAACCACACGTTAACGAAGGAGTTCACCCTTCCGAAAACAGAGGCCGGGACGGACCGCATCATCAACCTTATTCAGCCGGCGATCGACGTGCTGAAGAGCCAGGCAGAACTAACACGCCTGGGTAAGCAGTATCAGGTTGAGGTGAAACTGCGCGAGTATGGCCGTACCGCTGTGCATCCTTGCACGTTCGTGTTCAACCCGCAGATCGCATCACGTAATGGCCGTGCCGGGCATCATTACGCAGTGGGGTCGATTAACCAGTCGTGGGAAGCGGCAATGCGACGCGCCGGGATTCGCTATCGCAGAGCATACCAGTCCCGACACACGTATGCATGCTGGTCGTTAGCTGCCGGTGCAAACCCGAACTTCATCGCGAAGCAAATGGGCCACACCGACGCGCAAATGGTTTACCGGGTGTACGGATCCTGGATGGCTGAAAATAACCAGGACCAGGTACTCATCCTCAACCAGAAATTGAGTGAGTATGCCCCATCCATGCCCCACGCCGTGGGATCGGATGGTTATTAA